CAGCTATAATTGCATTCGCCATCGGAGTCGCTGGATTGCCTGGATCAACAAGTTCCTCTACAGGAAATTCAAAACCATTATTAGCCATTATTAATTTCCTGCAGAGTCAAATATATTATTTAGAATTTAATTTACTTTGTGTCTGTGTAATATCTGCTTTTATCGCTAATACATGAGCAAGATTCGATGCTGCTTGAGTAAGTTTTAATGCATCATCTGATTTTACATCTTTAGTAATTCTTTCAGCCAATAATTTTATTGCCTCTTCAATTTTCTTTTCCATGGGTTTTACCTCCAAAGAATTTTAATACCAGATTTATTCAGGAACCTGGTTTACCTGTTAAAAATTTTAAATTATTTTATTAGTATTCCGTAAAGAGCAAGTAGAGTGAAAATATGTGTAGGCGACTTCGTCGCTTGTGTCTGCTTTCTCAACTCTGATTACTTTTGTCATTTTCTTTTCTCCAAAACTTTTTAAGTGGCTTACTTGCAGAAGCAACAAACTCACCTGCTCTTGCTATGATTTCTGAAAAGTCACTATGCTGAAAAAAGAAGTAAAGTCTATTAGAATCTCTTGACATATCTAAGTTTGGATAAAATCTGAAACCCATTTCAATACAAACAAATTCAATAGATTCATGCATTAAAACAGAAAGGCATTCATGCCACTTATTAGTTTTAATACCCACTCTAATTTCAGCTGATCCTGATTTTGGTAAACAAGTAAGACTCCCACCACTTTCTTGCATAGCAATTAGTTTTACTCTTCTAAGACCAAGCTCGAACTCTCCAAGAATCTTTTCACCTTTCATAATGTTCTCATTGCTTAATAACCTGTAACCAGACTTGCTTCTTGATGATTGTAAAGTTCGCTTTCTTCCCATGCCTGAAATTCCCAATATGGCTTGGCGATCGCTCGCTTGAGGCCAGACATAACTAGATATCGAGTGCAGTCCATAAGGTGATCGCGATCTTTAACTATCTGCCCATTCTCATCCCGGCGATAAATCCTGAACTCTGAAAACCAATTAACCAACGAACCAAATACTTTCAATCGGTTGGTACTAAGCATTTGCCATACAGCATATAAGCCGGCTTCAACAGATTTGTTAGCATTTTCGAGGTCAAGACCTAATCCTAGGTATTGTTCAAAAAGTTGCTTACCATCATCTTGACTGCGTCCATGTGCAGCTGAATCAACTACGCCTGGAATCCAATTTCCTCGAGCCTTAATAGCATCCGCATGGATCAGTGGCAACTGTTGGCCCTGATAATATTCGGAATACAGATAAGTTATGTTGCTGGTAGGATCTGTGGCTGCCCAAACAGTTGCAGTCTTCTTCCAGCCTACATCCAACGCATAGCAACGGAGCCAATGATCTGGGATGGCAAAATCAGCGACTGTAATATTACTTTCGAGGATTGGATAAATTGCACCAGCTCCCAACTGCGGAACGCCTTTCGACCTGGCGTCACGTTGATGTGGTGGTAAGGCTGCCCAGAGTTTGTCTTTCTGTTCTTTGGTTAAGTGTGGAGCATCATCCCATGTAGCTTGAATAAGGAACTTACTGCCTTCTTGATTATCCTCAATCTTTCCGTTTGGCATAAACTGAAGAACAGTATCAGTTAGGCCCTCTAACGGTGTGAAGGTAAGCATGATTAGACCATTCGTTGTCATGGTCCTGGTTATACATTCAGTATAGATTGGCAATGGACATTCTTCATCCAGCCAAATTAAATCCTGCTCTGTGCCTTCAAAAGACTTGCGGCCTTCTGCATAAGACTTGATCTTAATCCGAGATATGCCACCAGAGATATGCTTGACCAATATCATGTCTATGGCGTTCGCAACTCCGCCGGCCTTAGGAGATGTCTTTATTATATACTTTTCTGGTATGAGTCCAGTACCATACTCTTCAGGATTGCCAATAAGCTTATATTGTACGATGTCCCTGGCAGTTGTACTGGTTGTTCCACAGGCCCAGATGGAAACTGGTTTGGTGAAACGCTTTCCAGTCCACCAAGCAGGATATCTTCCGGTGGCATGAAGAGTTGTTTCGTATGCACCAATTCCTTCGCTTTTTCCAATTCGGTTTGCAGCCATGATACAGCGTTCACTAAATGTGCTGCCGGCTGCAAAGAACTGCATGTGCTTAGGGTAGTTATGCCGACTCAGCTCGCCGTCATCTGGATAATACTGGACTATCTTATTTTGCTTGATCCGAATGTTTTTGGCTTGCAATAGTTTGAGGTATTGCTCTTTGCGGTCTCTATCAAGGTGGGAAAGATCCATCATTATGACCTTTTAATATTGTGAAAGGGATCAAATGATAGGTCTTCTAAAATTGAGGTGTCTTCCATCAGAAGGGGCTCTTCAAAAGATTCGTCAGGAATAAATAGGCCAGCTTGTTCTTCAGTACAGAACAAATCTTCCAGAGATAAATCATCCTCGTTGGCAGTATTCGTGACAACAGCATGATCTGAAGTAAGAGGAATGGTCGTAAATGATAAGTTTTGTCGTAAGGATTTTTTAATCTCTGGAAGATTTTTACCACCAGTACGGTTGATAGCTTCTTCGATTGCAGCTATCTCAGCATCGAGTTCTTCATCAGTTTTGGTTTGCAGCGTCATGTCGATGTTCAAACGATCTGGAGCCTTATAACCATTGCGATCAAGCACATCTTTGGCTGCATTAAACTGTACGGATGCTGGAACAGCTTTGCGGGAACTCGAGTTGAGAAGATGCTCGAAGGTTGCTAGCGCCTCCTTGTTGAGGCTGACTAGCTTTTTACGAACGTCCAAAGTTGCTTCGTGCGCCCTGTCTTGAAGGCCATTTAAGTAAGCTTGACCTAACGGTGAACGCAGAATTGTAGATACGGATGATTGTGCCATGCCAAGACGCTCAGCGATTTCCTGATTCTTATAACCATTAAAGGCCATCTGAATTATGTTGCGGTGCTGAGATTTGAGTTCTTTCAACATGGTTGACAGCTTTACAGGTGAAGTGGGTTAAATGGATGTTGTGAACCTTTTGGAATTGTCTTATTTTACGTTGACATATTATAGTGAAAAGGTCAATATTAAAATGCATAAGGACTTAATTTTCCTGCTTTTTCCATAATGCCGGCAAACATATTGAGCCTCCTATAATATCTAAGGGCTGGCTGTTTTGCTAAGGCTACCAAGTTTCTATGTAAACCAAGTTGATTACTTATGCCAGTTTAATTGTTCCCTACTTGATGTTCATTTATGAACGAGGTTGGTAATTGTCCGGATTGACGGCAATGTGAAGTTGGTTATTTCTGCAACTCTATATAGAAAGCCTAATCCACTACAGAGAGATCGAGGCATCCACACGCAAGCAGGTTACACACAAGAAAGATTGTTCCCGCGACATACGTCGCAATCATACAAGAGTTACACCAGGCAAGCAGGTAATCCTGGCAAACTGTGGAACAATCCAACAAGGGAAATATTTTAACATGATGGTCCTGGCAGACTGTCGAGCATCATACAAGTTGTACCAGGCTATATTGCCAATGACCAGGCAAGGTGTACCAGGCAGAATGGACATGCAAAATAAATCTTGACAGCCTGAACATGGGGAAGTATTGTAATTGGGAAAGGTCAAGCAATTGGGAAATGAAACAAGGTGCAAAATAATTCTTGACAAGACTTTCCCCGTTTGGTACAAGTAAACATGATTAAGATTTATAGTTGGCTGAAACGGGATAGTTAGAGCGGTCAAACCTTTGCAACGGAGAATATCATGACGACAAGAGAAATATTGAACCAATTACCACAACTTGAACAGATGGTAATATTTGCTTGTATTCATCATTGCGCTGTATTACCAAAAGAAGAAAGGGAAAGATTTGTTAAAGATTATGGTGAAAAGACAGATAGAGAATTGACAAAACTTATAGGTAAACTTTTGGATAAATAAACTTGACATACCTTTCCACAGGTGATAAACAGTAATTGTCAGGCTGGAAATGGTTCTGGCCACTCGTAGTCTAACCATCATAAAGGAGTTTTATCATGGCACAATCTATTTTTGTAACACTGGATACGTTGAAAACAGAGACTTCAGTCCCGGCGGTTGGCATCATGGTACAGCACACTTTGCCAAGAAGAATCTTTCCGACAAGCGAACAATTTAGCGACGAGGAAAAGTTGGTTGCTTGGGCAAAGGAAAGCGGATGCCTTCATGCATGTTTGCAGAAAGGTGTACAGGCAAAACTTATTGATGCACGAGCAACCTTTAAGGCAACAAAGAAAGGTGCCGAATGGTCGCCTGAGCTTGGTCAAGAAAACGTGGACAAGATGAAATGGGAAGCTGCTGAACGTCCGGCAAGCGCCAAGAGTGACGAACAGAAAGCAATTGAGGCAATGGCCAAACTTAGCCCGGAACAACTTGCGGCAATTATCGCAGGTATGTCGGCTAACAATTAGCAACCATTCAACTCGGGCATAGTCCATGCGATTGTGCCCGAGCCTGGAGGTGTAGCCATGCAATATTCTAAACGATTCATAGCTTTCTTTAATCGTAAATCAGCCCCTTATCTGCCTGAATGGGTTATCGAAGCATGGTATCAGCAATTTAATGAAGTTGACTTCCACCTGGTGAAACCATGAAAATTACTAAGCTTGCAAAGGATGTTTCTTATGGCATTAGTTTTGCTAAAGCAATTAAGTTGACTTCAGATCGTGAGGAGATGAAAATTGTCCGGTGCATCTTATGTCAAGACTGCCATAATGTTAGCCGGGTCTTACAATATCTTGGCCTGATGCCTGAACGATACAACAAGGCCATTCAGACGGGCATTTGTATTGAACTGACTAGATAAAGGTGATATAATGACAACTTATGAAAAGATGATTGAAGTAGCTGTACAGGTTATCCAGGAATCTAAAGACTGGCATCCAGACAAAAAACGTATTGAGGCTAATAATTGGGCAGATGAAATGTTCTACACTGATAGTGAATTGGAAAAGGTTATTTGTGATATAGTAATAAGAATTTTAACTAAAGAATGAAACAATAAAAAAGCCTAACAACCTGTTATCAGTCTAGCCCGATTAGGTTCCTGTAACCTTTTCGGGCTTTTCTTATTGCTAATGCCTAACAACCTGTAAAATGCCTAACAACCTTGCTTGCATGACTAGCGATTATATGATGGTTGTATGGCTGTTCGATGGTGAACAGGAATAACACGACCAAGGGTGTCCAGGTGGTGACAACCGTAATCAAACGTGACCAAAGGTGTCCAAAGGTGGACACTTGGACACACATAAATGGCACCAAACGGACACTAAACGTATACACCTGTCACCAGTAGGCACCGGCTGGACACGCATAATTGGCACCGGCTGTCACCGTATTGGCACCACATGGCCACAGGTAAGCTAGAAAAAGGTAATTATTTCAAAGAGTTACGAACCTGTGTGTCCAAAAGTGGCCAATAGTGTCCAACCGTACACCACCCCCCTGTGTCATGAAGGGAGAGGGGTGTCTGTTTTAGTATTTAATTTTTTTATTAAATACTTAAATACGAGGTCCAGAGACGGGGGGGAGGTGTACGCGTGGACTCTTTTGACGCCAACCGTACACAGCCCTCAAATTCCCCAACAATATCAACCACTTACACAAGCAACCTGTCACCAAACGTCACCAAACGGCACCAAAACATAACCATCCGTCACCAAAAAATGTCACCACCCGTAACCAAACCCTTGACAAACGTCACCAACCCGTGCTATACTGTCACCAAGCGTCACCACAGGTCACCAACCGACCAACGCACCACAACCTCAACTAACGGAGCAACCATTATGTCAAGCCCTCACATGTCCTTTCGCCTAAACCATTACCAACTCGCCAAAGCATTAAGAATACTCGTCACTCTTGAACCCGACCAACCAATAGCATCATTATCCCAGGCAGCCAAGCTAATAATCATCGACTGGATATCAAAGCATTCAATCCACACATCGTTAGAATGTGCTCAAGCAGACATAAAAGCCATTGAGACAATCATCTCTCTGCCTGTAGATCGAATCGACCCATATACAACCATTCGGCAGATTATGGCACAAGCAAAGGCACAATCTCAACCATTCCAGGCACAGCAAGAATTTCAGATAAAAGAACAGGCACAGAAATCAGCCCAACAAATACAAAGAGATATCGAAGACGCCAGACTCTTCGAGCAGCTCAGACGTGAACATGCATTAAAAGAAGCACAAGAATTAAAAGAAAAAGAGATTGATACCCAAATAGAGTTATCTTTTCAAACAAGACAAACTCGCCTCAAACCATCAGAATTTCATGATCCGAATAACACAGAGTCAGAAATATCAACTATAACTGATTTCAGCCCGCCGAAAGATTGGATTGATAGCGAGGAATAAGCACAACGAATGGACGGGCATAACGTAGTGAAATTACACAGTTTTTCCGTTATGCCCGCCAACACGCCAGAACGACCAACACGCCATCCGCTACACGGACATACCACCATACCCGTTTTCCCGGTCCGGCCTGCTACGGGCATCCTACGCCTTTCCTGGCCCTATTCAGCCCAGCCACCATACTATATACACGCCACCGACCAACTACCACAACGTAGCACCCGCCACAACCGTAAACCGTACACGTGTTTTTCCGTTGACAAACCCTATTGTATACGGTACACTATACTATACACTATCCAGAACCTCACAAATGGTATGGCCAGGGCGTGATGAAGGATGTCATTCTGGTAAGTATTAAATAAAAGTATTTTAATTAGCCTTTAGATCAACATTCCTAGACAAGGAGAAACATCATGAGTGACTTTTCACCATTTGCAGAAGCAATAAATAGCAACTTTCAACTTCTCTCTAACAAATCAAACCTTTTCCGCACAACAATATCTGGAGAAACTCTTTATTCTGAATACTTAAAAGCTTTTCCTGAAGGTACAAATAAAATATTTCGACAAAGATCAGAACATGATTGCCAGGCTTGCCGCAGCTTCATTAAAGCAATCGGCAATG